TTTACACCAGTTTGTACTACTGAATTATCTAAGGTTCCTGATACAGTTAAAACTCGTTGTGTTTCCTATGCTTTAAAAGCAGTAAAAGAACAGGATCTGATTATACTATGTGATGATATATGTGAAAATGAAAATATTGAAATGAAGGATGCGGTGAAGGACTTTTTAGTTAGAGAATCTAATGGTTCTCCAAGACAGTTATTAGTAAATATAGAAAAGTGTCGTGAAGCTAAAAGTAAAAAAGATGCAGCAGATATTATTCAAAGGGTTCTAGAGTCTGATCCTGTTATTGAATTGTGCAGATTCCTTATGACTGGTGGTTCTTGGATGAAGGCTATGGCTATTCTTGATAAATTGAAGGATGAAAACCCTGAGTCAGTACGGATAGTTGTAGCCAATTACTTTGCCAAGGTTGCTACTGGAGCCAAGACAGATAAGGCAGCTATTCAGACCTTGCAGATCTTGGATGCTTTTGCTGAACCGTATACTACAAGTGATAAATTGGCACCGTTGATACTCTCGGTTGGTAGAGCGTTGTTCGCTGGCGGAGAGTAACGATAGTATGTCTAGGCATAAGGAAATTTGATGAAACGTGAAAATATACTAGATCATTTAGATGATAGTCAAGAACTGCTGGATTCTCTGCAATCCGGTCTATTGGTTGATAAAAATGCTTTGGATGAAGCATTGGAGAATCAACCAGATCTTTTTCATAGGGTATCTCGTCGTTTGGAGATGCTAATTTCCTTGCGGGATGAAGCCAAACAAAAATTGCAAGAAACTGAGGCAGAGGCAGATATAGATATAAGAGAAGAAGCGAGAGCATCAGATAAAAAAATTACCGAAAGAGAGATAGAATCTCTTAGGAAAGTTGATAGTGAGGTAGTTATTGCTAGTAAAAAGTATCTGACTTTAAGTCGTTTGGTTGGACAGTTCAAGGCTATGAAAGAAGCGTATGAACAAAGATCTTTTGCCTTGAATAATATGGTGAACCTGTATGGTGCTAATTACTATAGTGATATTAGTGGGAGTGAGAGTAGTAAAAAATACCGTAGAGCAGATGCCGGTTATGCAAAAGAAAAGTTAGTTGAAGAAAGGAGGCGTCGAGCCAGTGAGTGATTATTGGGTATTTATTTATATATTGGTTGCACCAGCTTTATATGTACTGGCCAGACTTATGTCCCGTGCGTATTTCAAGGAAAAGTACGAGTATCATCAACGTCTCATGCGTGAGATAACTAAAGAGGAGTGCAGTTCGCATGATTAAACATACCAAAGATAGAATGGGAAAGGGTCGTGGTAAGGCCAGTTCCGGATTTGTATATAAGAAACCAAGTGACTCAAAATTGAAGGAGCGGGCTGAACGTACCGGTGGTCGTTTCGACTCACCGTTCAAGGCAGGCTTTGATACCTTCAGACCCAAGCAGGGTGATAATTTGATCCGTTTCCTTCCCGGTACCTGGGAAGATCATGATCATTATGGGTATACTATTTGGATGCATAAATTTGTGGGTCCAGATAATAGTAACTATTTATGCCCAAGAAAGATGCTTGGTAAGCATTGTCCCATTTGTGTAGCGGCGAAAGAAGCTGCCGATGCCGGGGAAAAGGAAGAAGCGAAAAGCCTTAGTGCAGCAGAAATGATGGTCTATTGGGTGATCAATAGAGATGACGAGGCGGAACAGCCGTTGTTGTTTACTATGTCGTGGATTGCAGATCGGGATGTGATTGCCCTTTGTGTCAATAAACGATCAGGTAAGGTGCTGCTTATTGATCACCCGGATGAAGGATTTGATCTGGTCATTAAGCGTACTGGTCAAGGTATCAAGACTAGATATCTTTACTCGATTGATCGAGAGCCATCCTCAATTTCTGATGATATAGATAAGCAGGATGAAATCCTTGAGTATATCATGCAGAACCAGCTCCCTGATATTCTGAATTTTTATGAAGGAAAATATCTGGAAAAGGTGCTGTCTGGTTCAGTTGATCAAAAAGATGAGGATGAGCCTGAAGAAGAGGAGGATGAGCCTGCACCTCGTAAGTCTCGTCGTGCTCGTGATGAAGAACCTGAGGATGAGTCTGAAGAAGAGGAGGATGAGCCTGCACCTCGTAAGTCTCGTCGTGCTCGTGATGAAGAACCTGAAGAAGATGAAGAAGAATATGAGCCTGCACCTCGTAGATCACGTAAGCGTGAAGTGATTGAAGAAGATGAAGAAGAAGAAGAAGATGAGCCTGCACCTCGTAGATCACGTAAGCGCGAAGTGATTGAAGAACCTGAAGAAGAAGAAGAAGAGGCTCCATTTGAGGAGGAAGAGGAACAACCTCGTAGGAGTCGCAGGAGTCGCGCGGTTGAAGAGCCTGAAGAAGAAGAGGAAGAGGAAGAGGAAGATCCTCGTCCTCGTCGTAGATCCCGTCGTTAGTGGAGTACCCCGATGAAACGCGAAAGAATAGAAAAAGAGGTTACATCGGGAGGTAACTACTTTGCAGGCCCGAAGGCGAACCTTTCGTTCATACCTTCGGGCTGCAAACTTCTTGATCTGGCTTTGGGTGGGGGATGGGCAGAAGGTCGTATTGGTAATGTAGTAGGTGATAAGTCATCTGGAAAAACGCTTTTATGTATTGAAGCCTGTGCTAACTTTGCAAATAAGTATGATGATGGGAATATTCTATACCGTGAATGTGAAGCGGCATTTGATGAGGATTATGCAGCGGCTTTGGGTATGCCCCTTGATCGAGTTGATTTTGGCAAAGGGCTTATGAATACCGTTGAGGATATGTTTGATGACATATCTGATTGCCTGAAATTGAGTAGGAAGGAGCCTTCCCTTTATATCTTGGATTCTCTTGATAGTTTATCTGATAGAGCTGAGATGGAAAGAGATATGGATGAAGGTACCTACGGAACTGATAAGGCTCGTAAGTTATCGCAGATGTTCAGACGTCTTACCCGAGATATGGCAAACCATCATTTAACCATGATCATAGTTTCACAAGTAAGATCAAAAATTGGAGTTTCATTTGGTAAAACTACTACTAGATCTGGTGGACGTGCTCTTGATTTTTATGCCAGTCAGGTTGTTGGTCTTGCTAATATTGGTACTGTTAAACGTACCATGTCAAAACTTGAACGTATTACTGGTCTTAAGATCAAGGCCAAGGTTGAAAAGAATAAGGTCGGCCTGCCTTTGCGTGATGCAGAGTTTGAGATCAAGTTCGGTTATGGGGTCGATGATTTGCTTGCTTGTATGGAATGGCTGGGAGAGGCTGGGAGCTTGCCTGAGTTGGGCGTAGCTCAAGCCAAGATCAAGGCTTGGGTACGTGAGACAAATAAACTCCCTGATGATGAGTATTGGGATGAAGTCAAAAGAGTGCATGAATTGGTAGAACGTCGTTGGTATGAGGTTGAACAAACCTTCTTGCCTACGAGAAAAAAGTATGTGGTTTGATATGATTAGTGAAGGAGGAAATACCTATGAGTAAAGAACCTAAATCTGGAGATCTAATTCCATTTACTCTGAATAATGATTTACCAATAAGGAAAGTGAATCCTAGAAGAGGGCTGAAGCATTCTGCACTTTCAGCTAGGTTCTATAAATTATTCACTAGTAGGTCGGTTGGTAAGAAGGGAATGTGGGAAGATAAATTGGATATTGTTTTTCAAGATATGGGTCTTTTGGTTATACCTGAGAAAGGTATAGATCGCAATAATCCTATTTGGTTAAATCATTGTAAGCAACGTAGAACCATAGTTCAAAATATCAATTCATCTGCTAGAAGTCTTTATATGATTAGCTATGGAATTACCCCTTATGAGGTAGTTAATGATAGAGTTGGTTGGTGGTTTATAAAGTCAGTTTGGCAGCGTATTAAAGATGCAGATTGGATTAAAGTTTTAGATAAAGGTATGGATAATCAAGAAAAATTATTTAACTATAGGTTGCAATGTATTGATCCAAGTAAATTGAATAGAGATGAGAAAAAGTTTATTGAAGATCAAATTCGTCAGTTTGAGCGTACAAAGCAAGATGTAAAGATACAGATAGATAGAGCGCAACAGGATTTAATCAGACTTAATGAACGAGAAGAAGAATTTTTTAATAAGTTAAGACAAGAAGGTAAACTTTTACCAGATATAGAT